ATTGGCACCAATGGCTGTATCGGTCAGATCGATAATGTCGCCAGTGGCTGCGATCTCAACCGCCAACTCACCGATGCTATTGGCAGGCCGGAGAGTAAAGCCTGAAACCGTGAAGGGGATGTAGACGAAGTTGCCCTGCACTGCGCTATCGACCGTTGATAGATCCTGCGGCACTTGGTAGAAGTTCTGCCACCGCCGAGTCGGTGCTCGCTTGCCGGTGCTCGGATCGTACACGCTGCTGCGATCCGCGTAATACTCAAGGAAGCAGATCAGATCGTAATAAGCCATTAGGCAAGCCCCAGCTGCCGGCGAACGCTGCCATCACCTGCGATCAGACTCAGCGTTTGATTGACGCCAGCCTGTACCGCACGGCTAAGGTCTTGCGTGGTGACGTAGTTAGTACCATTCATCTGTGTCACAGGACCAGTCTGAATGCTGACGCTGGCGCTCGGCATTGCTATGCCACCTTCTGCAAAACCAGGGATAGCACCAATGCCACGCTTGCCTGAGATCCAGTTTTGCGCAAATCCTGCGGCTTTACTTTGAGGCACGATATACTCAGGCTCACCGCCCTCGCCAACCATTGCAAGAGTTGGACCATTTACAACTCCACCATTGGCAAAACGAGGCAGTGACACATTTGCCAGTAAAGGTATTTGAGGCAATCCGACGCGTGACGCAATATTATTTGCACCCTGAATCAATCTGTTGATAGCCGCTACAGCGCCATTGATTCCACCTTCAATAGCGCCGATCATGCTATTGATGGCACCTTTGACAATACTAATTGCGGCAACAAATGGACTTGAGATAATCTGCTTGAACCGGAGCCAAGAAGTTTTCTTGTATAAACTGCCAGCCAACAACAAAAGGTTGTTTAATGATCTCGATCAAACTAGCCCAGCCTTGAGTAAACCAATTGACAACGCCTTGCCCAGCGTTTGTTGCTTCCTGAAGCAGAATGTTAAATCCGCCACCAAGATCACGCAGGTATTGACCGACAGCTTGGAATGCTTGACCAATCTGCTCACGGAATGCAAAAGCTGCAGTCCCTACAGCAACCAAAGCAACAACAATGCCAACCGGGCCAGTTAGTAGCGTTACCACTGCTGTAATTGCAGGCATTAAAGCACCAAGCCAGCCAGCAAGTGTGGCAAATATTGACAAACCTCCAATCGCCGTAATTACACCACCCACCGCAGTAATGATTGCACCAAAGGCTTGAACGACCAAGCCAAGCGGCACAATAATTAACGACACAACACCAGCAATAGCACCAAACTGAATAATGAACTGCTGCATACCAGGATCCAACTGCACAAATGCTTCAAGTAGCTTTAGCAGCATTTCACCTAGTGGCACTAAAGCCTGAGCCACTGTCGCGCCTACGCCTAGCTCTTGGAACTTCGCTACAACTTCCGTCAGTTTTTGGACTAGCGGCGTAAAGATAGGCAGTAACTGTGTGCCGATTGCTGTATTGAGATCTTGTATTGCGGCTTGGAATGCTTTGTAAGCATCAGGCGGTGGAGGCTGAATCTTGTTCAGCTCATCCATTGCCTTGATCAAAATATCTGTGGTGATCTTGCCGTCAGCGCCAAGTTGTTTAACCTCGCCAACAGTGACGCCCATTACCTTGGCGACAGCCTGACCAACTGCAGGCAAGCGTTCCATGATCGAACGCAGTTCATCACCTTGCAGTGCGCCGGAGCCCATTGCTTGACTGAGCTGCAGCAGAACACCGTCAGTCTCTGCTGCTGTTAGGTTCATCAAGGCAGCAGCCTTGTTAACACCGTTAAACGTCTTGCCGATGTTGTCGAGGCTGACGCCCATTGGGCGCAGGCGACCGTATAGATCAGCAACAGCTTTTGCTGCTGATGTCTGACCCAGCCCGTACTCTTTTGCCGCCTGTGAAGCTAGCTTTGTAACCCCTTCTGTCTCTTTATATTGACCTGCAAGCGCCTTGATTGTTTTAGCGGTACGGTCAGCTTCAATGCCAGCCTTGACGAAACCATTTAATGCAGCGCCAGCACCAATGCTTGCAGCGATTCCAGCCAAGCCAGACATCGCTTGACCCAGCTTGGTTACGCCGCCACCTAATCCCTTAACAGCGCCATCTAGCCCCTTTAACCCAGACAGCGCCTTGGTGGCGTCTAGGTTAACCGCAATATTGGCAACAACGCCCACGGCAGGACCTTAGCGATACAACAAGTCTACCTGCGTTTCTTCATCGCCTTAGCTTCTTCTTCTCGTTCGATCCTGAAGAAAGTATTCCACAACAACAACTCTTCAGGCGTAATGCGCTCTAAAAGCTCGGCCAACGTGCAGCCAAGCTCTTTTGCTAGTGATAATTGGAGCATCAGCAGGTTATCCCGCTTCAGCTCCTGTTTTAGTTTCCCGTGTCAAGCTCCACCACGTCGTCTTGGATCAACGCCAAGATAATTCGCTGCAAATCGCTATCACGTACCTCGTTCTTCAGCTCAGCTACCTCGCCAGCTTGAAACATGCGATTGCCGTTTTCATCCTGTGCCTTTTGCACTAGGAGCTGAATTGCCAAGGCATTCGGATCGTTGCTGTTAGCAGCCTTGGTTGCACGCTCGCGCTCTGCCATCGTCAGCGCAGTGTGCCAAAACTCAAACTCGGAACCATCACTAAGCGTTACGACCTTGCGGATAGGCACAAGGTTTGCAGCTTTCTTTAGACGGTCAAGAGCACGCACAGGCTGAGCAGGAGACATAAAAACCAATCTTTGCGTTCTACTTTAAGCATGAAAAAGCCCCCGGTGCAACCCAGGGGCTAACCATCTCCCGTTTCAGGGTATCAGGCAGATTTGCTGAAGTCGAAGGTAGGAGTGCCAGCAGGTCGGAAGGCGATCTCTACCGTCTGTGCATCATCCGGGTTGACGGTCAGACTGGCAGAAGTCAGCACTGCGTCAAACTCAACACTGCGGCTCAGCGAAGCACTGGGAGTGCCAGAGCTAAGAATCCGATCAATGTAGAGCTTGAAAGAAGCACCAGTTTGCTGCCGCTGGATCACGTCTTGAATCATGCGGTTAGACAGATTGGTGTCATCGTCTGTGGTATAGACGGTGCAGCTGCCCTCACCATCAGCAAAGCCAGTGATGTAGCGCCGAAAAGGAGCGTACTGACCAAGGTTTTGACCGATGGTTGTAACGTCGATCTCCTCACGAGTGATCTCAAAAGACCATTCGCGCACGTCGCCTACAGCTGCATAGGCTGCGTATTCCACTTGGAAAGCATTAGGCGCAACTGCGGTGCCGTCGTCTGTAATCGCCACACTGGCACCACCAGCGGTAGCGGACACTTTCAGAATGCCGGTCGACGCCGTATATGTGATGACGAAGTAGGTAGTTGCTGCACTAAGACCAGCAGGCAGGGTACCGGATCCGGCGCCGCCGGTTTCAGTATTGACGACACTAAAGACCACAGGATCACCCACCTTGAAGTTCAGGTAGGTATCAACTGTGATTTCGTCGTCAGCAACATCGACAGCAGCTTCGCCAAACGTAGCTTTAGTGCCAGCAGGCTTGTAATAGAGAGCGCCGGACGTACCGGACAGAACAGTAGCCATGTTGTGAACGGTAGGTGGCTAGATCAAGTCTAGCTTTGTTCGTAAGCCTCAAAAGTTATCGAGACCTGCGCTTGGTAAAAGCCTTCCGGCGCAGCGGGTTCAATGGTGCGCGGTCCAGAAGCAGCATCAAACTTGATATTTTGTAGCTGCAAACGTGAAAATAGGTCGATGCAGCGTTGCGCGATGGTCAACGCAGCGCCTGGTCCTTCACCACGCGGGCAGAAAATGTTGAAGGACAAGGTACCGTTGCGACGGTCGTAGCCTTCGTCGGTGCCACGGGTGGCTGATGTGAGGATCGTCAGATAAGCAGAATCACCCCAGAGGATGTTCGTTTGAATCCAGCTTGCGTTGTTTGGTGGGCTGAACGGTACGTTTTGGTAAGCAACCTGTAGTACAGGAGCCGCTGCAAACTCTGTTGCGATGCGCCCCTCGATTGCAGCACGGATTGTATTGAGGCTCATGATTCCCGTCCGATGCGATCAGCTTGGGCGACAACCCAAGTCTGAATGTTCTTGGCAATGTTATCGACCCATGGACCAGGCGCTTGCTTACTCCAACCTGCTGCAAGTGGTTCAGCGTATGGCAGGTTGTTATGAATGCTGTAGACGTTGCCGGGCTTTTCGTTGCCTAGCTGATAGTTAACAGCAAGCGGTGGTGGTTTCTGTTTGTAATCACCTTCAGGCTGTCCGGGAAAAGGCGCCGAGTTTTGACCGATTGCCCAGCTAGCACGGAAGCGCCCTGTTTTAACTGGGCTTTCCTTCTTCAACTGCGAATCAGTTTTAAGCACTGCAACGCGTAGCAGCTTCTCGAACTGCTCCTCTGCATACTTGCCGATGTCATCAAACTTGATAACGCGTGCCATATCACTCTCTCAGGAAGATCTCAAAAACAATCGCTGTATTATCTTGCTCAATCTTTGTGACCTGCACGATTTGCATAATGCGGCTTGCAGCAGTCACCTGATCAGCTACAGACGGTTCAAAGCTAAGGTCAGCAGCAGCAACGGTCAGCTTCTTATCCGTGCTCTTGACCAGATCATTGACCTCACGTTCGTTCACATCCTCCAGGACACCACGGATGGCGGTCGAAGTGGCAGTTACGGTCGCAGCTCCTGTTGACGTGTTGTAAGCACCTGTTGTTACTCTCCGAAACGTCACCTCGCCGCCAAACTTTGCCATCAGTTTGCTGGCAACCTTCCGTAGCGATCCTGCAAGTGCCATCAGACTCGATACGCGATGCAGGCGCCATTCTGTAACTTGATGCTGGTAAACAACCCACGCAGTTCAGAGCCAGCAGGGAACGATTCGCCGTTGAGGCTATTACCAGTCATGTTGGTGCTGACAATCGTGTCAATCTGCGTGTTCTCGTAGAAGTCGATGTGGTGGAACCTGCCAGTATGCGTAGCGGTGTCATGAATGACCTCACCGCCAAGGGTGTAATCAATACCGTTGCCTTGGTGTCCTTTGAAGCTCATAGCCGGTAAGCAACGACAGTGCCGCTGGTCAGCGTAATACTGGTAAACACACCGCAAATCTCAGTGCTTGCCTTAAACGGGATTGCGCTCAGCGTGTTACCAGTCCAGTCTTGTGCGGTCAAGCTGGCGATCACTGAATCCTCAAGCGCGACGATCTTGCCAAAGCGTCCGGTGTGCGCTGCGGTGTCGTCGATGAACTCAGCGCCGGGGTATGCGTAGCTCATGATCGCTTGATGGCAAAGTTGCCTGGTCCACTAATTCTAAGCCCGGTCAAATACCGCTCATAGATCGGTGGAACGCGATCAGCACCTGTGGCACTGGCGCTAGCACCTGCAGTTGTGACGCTAAGGCTGCCGATGCTTACGGACTTGTAATCTTCTAAGCCGCTCAGCGCCATTCCATCTTTATTGTTGTTCAGATAAACGGCGAGCACGACCTGAGCAAACTCGATCCGATCCGGGATCTCAGTATCGGTGTAATAGTCGGTGGTGATACGGAAAGGGAAACCTACGGCGTAAGTGTTGATGTAGGTATCAGGCTTCCGCACACCAGTACGCGGCCACTGCAGTGCTTGCGTATCAGTGGCACGAGCACCAAGGAAACGCTCGCGGTCGATCCGTTGCGTTGCTGAAAACAGCGCACGGTTCTTTTGATCCGTCGTAGCTGATGCCCAAGCTACAACGTCATCATCTTGCACGAAGCCTTCAATAATCAGCTCCGCTGCTGCCAGCGTTAGGTAGCTGTTGGCGTTTGCGCCCCCTACCGTTGCGTCGATTGTGATTGCCATCGGTAGGTTCCGTGGTCAGTTCAAGTTTAGGTGCGGGCTCAGCAATAGGAAAAGAGGCTGCCTCCTTAGAAGCAGCCTCACGTTCTTGCCGGCGACGCCAGGCA